GGGAGCAGGTGCAATAGTTATGAAGTATGCGTTGACATTGCTAGAAGAATATGTTAATAATAAACGAATCAAAGCATTTCCAGTTGTAAATGTACATGATGAATTTCAATATGAAGTTGAAGAATCACAGGCAGAAGAGTTTGGAAAGATTGCAGTACAAGCAATTATAGATGCAGGAAATAAATTGAAAGTGAGGTGTCCATTAAATGGCGAATATAAAATCGGAAACAACTGGTCAGAAACACATTAGTACTTTAGTACCAGATATTAAAAAATTAATTACAGATGTATCAAATGGTAAACCTGCACCTATTACAGAAGAGAATCTAAATAGATTCTTAGATAGTATTAAAGAAGCTTTACTATCATGGAACAAACCTTCAGTCAAAGAAAAGTATGAAGGTAAATTAAGAATGTCTGTGTTAGGTAAACCACCTAGACAACTTTGGTATGATAAGAATAGTCCTAAAGAATCTAAAGAAGATAACTCTGATATGACATTAAAGTTTTTATATGGACATATTATTGAACATCTTATTTTATATCTTGCAGAATTGTCTGGTCATAAGATTGAAGACCAACAAAAGAAAGTTGAGATAGATGGTATTACTGGACATATAGATAGTAAGATAGATGGAGAAGTATGTGATGTTAAGTCAGCATCACCATTTAGTTTTAAAAAGTTTGCATCAGGTGAGATAGTTAATGACGACCCTTTTGGTTATCATGCCCAGTTATCAGGATATGAAACTGCTATGGGTACTAAGGAAGGTGGGTTTCTTGTTGTTGATAAATCTTCTGGTGATATTTGTTTTTATAAACCAGATGATATGGCAAAACCAAATATACCTGATTTAATATCTACTTTAAAAACAACATTAGAAAGTGAAGCACCACCTAATAAATGTTATCAAGATAAAGAAGAAAAGAATGGTAACAAAACTTTAGCAACAGGCTGTCAATTCTGTATACATAAATGGGAATGTCACTCTGATAGTAATAATGGAAAAGGTTTAAGAGTATTTAAGTATGCTAATAAAAATGTTTTCCTTACTCATATTGTTAAACTTCCTAACGTAGAAGAAATAACTAATCAATACAAGGAGCAAATAGAAACCTATGGAAAACGTCAAGCATAAGCATTTACTTATTAGAGCAGAAGTAAATAAACCACCTGCATCAGAAGAACATATTATTACTTGGTTAAAGAATTTAATTAAAAAAATAGATATGAAAATACTTGCAGGTCCTTATGCAACTAAAGTTAATAAGAAAGGTAACGCAGGTATAACTGGTGTTGCTATTATAGAAACATCGCATGTTGTTATTCATACTTGGGATGAAAACAATCCTGCTTTAATACAACTTGATGTATACTCATGTAAAGATTTTAAAGAAACAGATGTATTAGATTCTTTATCTGAGTTCAAACCTATTGAAGTTGATTATAAATATTTTGATAGAGAAAATAATTTTAAATTATTGAGGGAAAGTGAGAAATAAAATATTAAAATTTACAGATAAAATAACTACATGGCATTTTAAAATATTTAATTATGTTGCTAAAAAATCTAAGACTAGTGTATGGTTTACATTCTTATTATTATTTTTAGCGATATATGAAATAGCTGAACACTTTATAATACCAATTTTATTAATATACTTAGGTACAAAATAATGAAATGTTTTTATTGTAATGCTGAAGTAAGATGGAACGAAGATTATGATACTGAAGATACTTATCCAGATTCAGAACACGATATAGTTAGTATGTATAACTGTGATGAATGTGATACATGGTATGAAGTCTTTTCACACAAGAAGGAGAAGAAGAATGAACGCAAAGACAATGAGTAAAATAAGAAACAAAGCTAAACATATTTTAGTTGAATGGTTATCTTCTTTGTTAAATAAAGAAGAGGCTAGTAAAATTAACTATAAGAATGTATTACAATTCTTACCTAATCAAACTCACTATTGGCAAGATACTACATTAAGACTACAACCATGGTCATATAAGTGGGTAGTTAAGAAATTAAAACACAACCAACAGTTGACATATGATGATTTAAATGATATGTTACAACCGTCTGAAAGAGATTTAAGAAGACAAAAGATGATTGAGAAAGGACCTTTATAAAATGACAGATAAAAGTTTGTTTAATGGGTTATCATATGATAGCTTAAATAAGCAGGTAGATGGCACTCACTATAAAGGAATGAAGATTCAACCTGCTCAATTTATTAATGAGAACAATTTATTATTTGCTGAAGGTAATGCAATTAAATATATTTGTAGACATAAATTAAAAGGAAAAAGAAAAGATATTGAGAAAGCAATTCACTATCTTGAAATGATATTGGAGAGAGATTATGATTCATGAAAGTACAATAAGTCAGCTAGAAAAAAGAGCAAGAGGATTTAGAAGAATTATCTCTTCTCTTAATGACCTACCTATGTATGGTATAAACCCTACTATAGATAAAATCTTGTTTGTTAAGATTGAAGCTTTGAAAGACCATCTTAAAAAAAAGATTCAAAAGAATAATGAAAAGTTAAATGAGATTTATACTAACAGTATTGATAGTTTGTTAGATGATGACGGACAGATTAACAATAATAATGTATCTATAGATAATGATTCGCAGAAAATTACCAAAGAATAATAAGAGACGTAAAAAAACTGAAGCTGATTTAGCTACATTTAAATTAATTATAAATAATACTGGACAATTTATTGTTGAGAAATCTTTATATCCTAAAGATAAAATTAATTTACATTTTAAAAAAGAAAATTCAGGAATCGTAACTGCAATGTTAAGAGAATCAGAAACTAAGTTTGATGAGATAACTGATTTGTATGAGATTCTTTTAAAAGAATTAAGTTAATTAACTTGGAGTTCCTTTTGCAACTACTTCATTACAAAAATAATTCATATATAATTTATCTTTGTTAATCTTATCTTCTAGTTTAACAGAGAAATCTTTTATTAACAATCCCCCTGCTCCCACACATTCAGACCAAGAGTTATATTGTGTTTCAATTTTCATTGGGTTATTACAATAAGCTGTAACAGCAGAACAAATAGAAAATACCAAAAGAAATTTCATGTTAAATGCTTTCTAAAACTTTTTTAAGTTTTATTGCAGTTGACATATTTCCTTTTTGTCTACACTCATTAATTAAATCTTTAAGTTTAAATATCAATTCTGTTCTACGACTCATCTTTAATAACCTTCTTTCTATTATACTTCTTTTTATTTTTAATAACCTTTTGTTTATACTTAGGGTTACTTAATTCTTTAGCATATGGATTAAGAAGATTACTTCTTAAATCATTAGCTAGTATTGTCAATCTTTTTAAATCCAATTTATTTAGATGTTATAATTTTTTTAATTGTTTTACTACCATCAATATTAGTTTCTAATTCAGCTTCTACTTCCCCACACATAAACTGTTTATTTTGCATATCCATATTTCTAGTGGCTTCTCTTTTCATTTTTAAACAAGTAGATAAATCATCTTGTATTCTATGTTCTATAAGTTCACCATTAATAAATAAACATAGTGCAAATACTAATTTAGTAATTACCATTTAACTTACCTATATTTGCTCTTACTGAATCTTTTAATTTTTCTACATCAATTCTAAGTCTTTCAACATCAGTTTGTAGTCTATTAATATTAACTTTATTATTCATCATGTCGTCAACTCTAATTGTTAATTTTTCTAATCCTTCTGCTATATGTTCGAGAAGCATGAATTGTTCTTGGTCGATTGGTTTTTGTTTACTAGCTTCAAGTAAGTCTTGTTCAAATAATTGGTTCTTTGTTTCTAATTTATTTAATCTTTCAATAACACCAAATGCAAACCATGCACCTACAATTATAGCACCTATTAAACCTATAAGGTTTCTTAATGGTAGACCTATGTTAGTGTTATCATTTATTTTCATTTAAAAATATTTAAAATTTTTTTCCACCAAGGAATATATTCATCAGTTAATGTTAAAGCTTCTTCCCATTCTTCTAAATGTGTACATCTACTACATGCACATCTAGCACATTTAATATCTACATTACAATGACACTTGTGATTACATTTAATACAGTCAGACATATTATATTCCTTGTAGTCTAGGGTCTTTACTTGTTATATTCTTTTCTGCTTTAGGTCTAGCAATTGATTGCTTACTTCTTTCTCTCAATTGAATCTTAGCAGAATCAGATTTTCTTTTTTCTTCTAATTGTTTTTTTAAATCCCATTTAAAGTTCATTTCTTTTTTCCTTTCTTCTTAGTAAATAGATTTTCTATTCTTAAAAAGAAATCATCTATTGCTCCTAATACTGCATACATTATTTTATCAATCATTATCTTACTGGTCCTCCAAATACTGCTAACAATATCATTAAGATAATTAATATAGATGTGAAACGATAGTCCATGTTTATATCCTATTCCTGTCTTTCTATTTCCCCATAGTTTTTGCCATGACCAAACATTAACTTTACTTGACCAATGATTTATTAACAATAGTATTTGTTTTAACATTTATTTTTTATTTCTGAATATCTGTGTGCCTTTTATACCATAGATTGATGCAACAACAAGTATCCATAAATTCGTAAACCAACTAGGCAATTGTGAAAAGTATTCAAAGAATAATTTTACTTTGTCCATAGCTGTTGGGTCATCCGATATAACTGCCCAAGCTAAAATTACAATGGGAGCTGAGAGAATTAATAAAACAAATTCGTCTTTCCAGTCCGATTGTCTAGCCTCTAATAATTTACCTGCATATTCAGCCTCACCCTTAGCCATCTTAGCAGCATGATTCATTTGAGCATCTGCCATTAGCATTTTGGTTTGCTGTCTTTGTTTAAATATGTGTGTACCTGCTTTAACAGCTAAGTTAAAAGCACTAAGTATTGGAAATCCCATTGTTGTCTAACCACTCCTTTACATTAAATGAAGGACATTTCTTTTTATCATCCACCTCATAGTGTCCTATTATTTTTTTAATATCGTATTTATCTTTTAGTGTTTCTAATATTTGTTTTAATGTATCAAACTGCTCAGGTAAAAAATTATTTTCCCAATCACCCTCCTTATTAGAACCACCTATC